GGATCGTTTCTCCAAGTGATTACGCCTTTGTTTGGTTTGATTGGTGCTATCTGGACGCTTATGCGTATTGCTGAGATGGTTACGGGCAAGCCGTTTAATGAAATTATTCGTCGTAAAAAGGGTGACGAAAATGCCGAATAAAGAGATTAAAGATGTATACGCCGCAGTAATGGACGATGAAGAAATTGCGTCTGGGCGATTTGGTGCCACAAAAACAAATCCTGACCAAATGTATAGCCGTTCTGACCGAAAAAAAGAAGGTATGGAAGCAGCGCGAAAACGTTTGAAATCTGACTCTGAAAAAGGCCGTTATGCTTCAGACGAAGCTGAAACTGATAAAGGGCAGTTTTTAAAAAAGGGTGGCAAAGTAGGCTCAGCTTCTAAACGTGCTGATGGTATTGCACAGCGTGGTAAAACTCGTGGGATGATGCGTTAATTTTTAAAAGGGGTATTGGTATGAAAAAGATGAGCATGGGTGGTGGCGTAGCCCCATCAAAAATGGGTGCTGTTAAAACTGCTGCTCCTAGTCGTGACGGTGTTGCTACCAAGGGTAAAACCAAGGGCACACAGATCAAGATGGCTAAAGGCGGCATGATGCACGGCGGTAAAGTAAAGAAGATGAACTACGGCGGTAAGGCTTGCTGACATGATGCCCTCTCGCGGGATGGGGGCGATTTCGCCCTCAAAAATGCCGACTGCCAAGCGTAAAGCTAGGCGGGATAACACTGATTTTGATCAGTACGCTGAAGGTGGCAAGGTGTCTCGCGTGAACGAAGCTGGCAATTACACCAAACCGGGGATGCGTAAAGCATTGTTCAACAGCATCAAGGCTGGTGGCAAAGGTGGTGCACCGGGGCAGTGGTCAGCTCGCAAGGCTCAGATGCTTGCCATGAAGTACAAGCAGCGTGGTGGAGGTTACCGTGACTAGCAAGTTTCCAGATCTAAATAAAGATGGTGAAGTAACCCAAGCTGACATTCTTAAAGGTCGCGGGGTTTACAAAAAAGGTGGTATGGCTAAAGGTGGTAAGTGGATTCAGTCAGCCATCAAAAAGCCCGGAGCCTTACGTGCACAGCTTGGTGTCAAAGGCGACAAATCGATTCCCGCAGGTAAGCTGGCTAAAGCCGCAAAAGCTCCCGGTAAATTAGGGCAGCGAGCAAGGCTGGCACAGACGTTGAAGAAGATGAAGTGAAAGCCCCGCAGCAAAGTCTAAAAAATTGGACTGACCAGAAGTGGAGGACACGCAGTGGCAAACCTAGCACACAGGGTTCAAAAGCAACTGGCGAACGATACCTCCCGGAGGCGGCAATTAAATCTCTTACACCTGCTGAATACGCTGCGACTACAAGAGCTAAACGAGCTGGAAAGAGCGCAGGAAAGCAGTTCGTCAAACAACCGGCAAAAATTGCCGCAAAGACCGCAAGATTTAGATGAAAGATTATAAAGATTGGCAGGTGCAGAAAGAAATACTGAAGGAGTACCTGCAAGTCATGGTGGCTCTTGAAGATTGGCACGGTGTAGCTGACGTAGCGATGGACCTAAGAGAATTGGAAGCAAGACATGACCACGAGCGGCTCAACCGACTTTAATCTTGAGTTTGTAGACATAGCCGAGGAAGCCTTTGAGAGGGCTGGTCGGGAGATGCGCTCTGGTTACGACCTGCGTACCGCACGTCGTTCGATGAACCTACTAACCATTGAGTGGGCAAATCGTGGCATCAATATGTGGACGATTGAGCAGGGCACGAAGAATTTGGTACAGGGCACTGCGACGTACGATTTACCGGACGACACCATTGACTTGCTTGAGCACGTTATAAGAACGGGGGCTGGTAATGTTTCAACGCAAGCTGACCTCACACTTACCCGGATTAGTGTCTCCACCTACGCCACAATCCCAAACAAACTTTCTCAAGCAAGACCGATACAGATTTACATCAGCAGGAACTCTGGAGCCACGTACCCCGCAACCAGCAGCTATTCTCCAGGTGCAAACGCCCATCCACAATTCACAGTTTGGCCTGTCCCTGACCAAGGCACTGAAGCCTCGCCGTACTATCAAGTAGTCTACTGGCGTATGCGTCGTATTCAGAATGCTGGCGACGGTATCCAAACTCCCGATATGCCGTTTAGGTTTCTTCCCTGTATTACAGCAGGGCTAGCGTATTACATAGCCCAAAAGATTCCTGAAGGACAGGATCGCCTTCAAATGCTAAAAGCTGCTTATGAAGAGCAGTGGAACTTTGCCGCTGGCGAAGACCGTGAGAAAGCTGCGGTTCGTTTTGTGCCACGTCGGATGTATCTAGGCAATACTGGGAGCTTCTAATGCCCAATCAGTTTGCCTCTGGTAAATACGCTATCGCGCAGTGCGATAGGTGTAACTTCAGATACAAACTGAAGCAGCTTAAGTCGCTTGTCATTAAAACCAAGAACGTCAATATTCTTGTCTGCCCTGAGTGTTGGGAACCTGATCAGCCGCAGCTACAGCTTGGCATGTACCCCGTGTATGACCCTCAAGCTGTACGTAATCCACGGGTTGATTCAAATTCGTACAGACAAGCTGGGCTCAATGGGTTGCAGATTGATCCTGTTAACGACGATTCTAGCCAAGATGAGCTTGGATCAATTACACTTGGTAGTCGCATTATTCAGTGGGGATTTAACCCTGTAGGTGGTTCAAGATCATTTGATGCTGCGCTTACTCCAAACGACCTAGTGGCGCAGGGTTTGGTTAATTCTGTAACTGTTTCGTAGGAGTTTATGATGGATAAGAAAGACTTAACGCAGGACAAAAAGATGATTGCTGGTGCAGTGCACAAACATGAACGTGCCAAGCATAAAGGTGCTCCGTTAACTAAACTCAAGAAGGGCGGACCTACGGGGATGGATATGCGTAAGATGGGGCGTAATCTTGCTCGTGCTGCAAATCAAAGGGGTCGATAATGGCTAGCTACAGCATGAAAAAAGGCGGTAAAGAAGTTGGCCCTGCGTCAACTTATGCTGAGCCACACACGATGAAGGGTAAGAAGATGGGTATCTCTAGTGAGCCCGGATCTGGCCCTGATCACAGCGATTCAAATACGATTGCCATGAGCGTTGGGGCATACAGTAATCAGTTAAGTAAGCCTGTTAAAACCTCTGGTATTAAAATGCGTGGGGCTGGCGCAGCTACTAAGGGCACTATGTGCCGGGGTCCGATGGCGTGAACTATACGGAATTAAAAAAGGCTATTCGTGGGTACGTCGAAAACGACTTCCCTACGATTAATTTAACAGAGTCCAGCACTGTCTGGAGTTCTGACGATCAGCTTGCGACTTTTGTTCAACAGGCTGAACAGCGTATTTTTAATTCCGTTCAGTTCCCGTCTTTACGTAAAAATATGATTGGGTCAGCGACGATTAATAATCGTTACGTGGCTTGCCCAGATGATTTCTTAGCACCTTATAGTTTTGCTGTGATTGACGCTAATGGGCGCTATCACTACATGCTTAACAAAGATGTTAATTTTATTCGTGAAGCCTATCCTATACCTACGGGTTCAGGTAATACGGGTCGCCCTCGCCATTATGCTATTTTTGGCCCCACAATTTCTGGCTCCACCATTACCAACGAGTTGACCTTTATTCTTGGTCCCACTCCCGATGCTAACTATCAGATCGAGCTGCATTTTTATTATTACCCTGAGTCGATAGTGACTGCTGGTACGACTTGGTTGGGAGATAATTTTGATACGGTTTTACTGTATGGTGCACTGCAAGAAGGTTATACCTTCATTAAAGCTGAGCAAGACATGATAGCTAGAATTGATACGCAATATAAAGAAGCGTTGTCTCTTGCTAAACGCCTTGGTGATGGTTTGGAACGCCAAGACGCTTATCGTTCCGGTCAAGTACGGTACCCAGTAAAGTAATATGGCAATTTATCAAACCATGTGCACAAGCTTTAAGGCAGAAGTTGCCCAAGGGCTGCACAACTTTACCGCAGGGACAGGCGATGTTTTTAAGCTTGCCTTATACCTCCCCTCCGCCAACCTCGGAGCAGATACCACCGTTTACACATCCACTGGGGAAGTATCGTCGAGTGGAACCAATTACCCCCTTGGCGGACTTGCGCTTACAAACATCACACCTACTACATCAGGCACCACAGCATATTGGTCATTTGACGACGCCACCTTTTCAAATGTTACTCTTACATGCGCTGGGGCGCTAATTTATAACTATACTAATGGTAATCGTGCAGTCTGTGTTTTAAATTTTGGTACAACTATTGTAAAAACAGCTCAGAATTTAACAGTTACATTTCCTCCTATGGGGGCAACTGATTCTGTATTAAGGATAGCTTAATGGCACTTATTACTACGACAAAAGGCGAAATGGACGAAGCACTTCTTGAAAAGAAAGAGGGCTTCGTAGATAATGATAACGAGCATACCCGTTGGGTTGAGTATTGGCATGAGGGTGAGCTTGTACACCGTTCTGTGCATGTGCACTTAAAACGAAACGTCCTTTCTGAGGGCGTGGCCGCAATGATTGGTTAATAGGAGTTTGAAATGGCAAATACTCAAGCAATGTGCACGTCCTTTAAAGGACAGTTGCTCACCGCTACACATAATTTTGGCACCGCCCCTACTAGGGCTGTAACTACAGCGGATACTTTTTACGCTGCGTTGTTTTTGGCTTCTGCAACGATGAACGCCTCGACAACGGCTTATACTGGAACCGTCGGTTCTGTAGCTATGTCTGGAGAAGTAAGTGGTACAGGCTATACCCCCGGAGGCGTTGCAGTCACTAATGCTACTGCGCCTACTACGTCGGGTACGACCGCTTATTGGACACCTTCTGCGTCTATTACATATACCAGCGTGACATTAAGTACTGCGTTTGATGCAGTGTTTATTTTTAATAACTCGCAAGGTAGCGCCGGTAATAGACCGGGGGTTAGCGTTCATACGTTTGGTTCGCAGACTGTGACCTCTGGTACGTTTACTCTGACGATGCCGACAAATGACTCGACGAATGCTCTGATTCGTTTGGCCTAATAGGGGGCGGGGGAACCCGCCTTTAACCCGTGTTCGGCATCTCCGCATTTTCAGAGGCTCCGTTCTCCTCGCTTGCGGGGCAAACGGTTGTCGTATCAATATCCGGCGTATCCGCTACAGGTAACGTCGGAACAGTCTCGTTTATTGAGTCTTATCCAATAACCGGTAACTCAGCTACCGGGGCTGTTGGTAGCGTAGGTAAAACAATTACCCGCGCTCTTACAGGCAACTCGGCTACTGGTGCAGTTGGTAGTGTAGGGAAAACAATTACCCGTGCCATTACGGGTAACGCCGCTACAGGTGCGGTTGGAAACGTCACAGCTTCTAGATCTCAAGCATTAACCGGTAACGCTGCTACAGGTGCAGTTGGGTCTGTAACTACATCTAGAACAGTTGGTATTACGGGTGTAGCTGCTACAGGTGCAGTAGGTGATGTTTCTGAAATAATCAACCCAACAGAAGATGGCGTTGTAGCTACAGGGCAAGTTGGGTCTGTCGGGATTTCTTCCTCTGTTGCGTTGTCGGGTGTATCTGCTACAGGTAGCGTTGGCACTGTTACCTCAAACGTAACAACAAGCCTTACAGGAGTTCAAGCTACTGGAGCTGTAGGCGATGTTATTTTTGCTATACCTGCCTTCCCCACAGGTGTTGAAGCTACGGGTCAGGTTGGTAACGTTGGAATGGGTGAGCGGTTTGTTGCGCTTACTGGTGTTGAAGCTACAGGTCAGGTTGGTGATGTAGCTGATGGTGTTATAACACCAGAAACGGGTGTTGTAGCTACGGGTGAAGTTGGTAGTGTTGGTATAGCTGTTGACGTAGCACTTACTGGGGTTTCAGCCACAGGGCAAGTTGGAAATGTTTCGCCCGATGAACGTCAACATCAATTATCAGGTGTCGAAGCTACAGGTCAAGTTGGCTCAGTTTCTGCTGTAGTTTCTGTTGGGTTATCTGGTGTTGCAGCCACTGGAGAGGTCGGTAGCTTTACGGTTGTAAACACTAGGGCTATAACTGGAGTTCAAGCTCTTGGGCAAGTCGGCGGCATAACATTTTCTCCTGAGCTAGCTGGCAATACCGCTACTGGTAATGTTGGGTCAGTTGGCGCTATAGTAACTGTTTCAATTACTGGAGTTGTAACTACTGGTAGTGTCGGGGATGTTGTTGGTGCTCAAGGGCTTGGCGGGGTATCTTCCACTGGTCAGGTTGGCTCAGTTTCTGGGGTTGTTTACACAGTCGCACTATCAGGGGTTGAAGCCACTGGCGAACTGGGAGATTTTGGAGTAGCCTATTGGAGCTTGATTGATGACAGCCAGAGTCCAAACTGGCAAAATATCAATGATTCCCAGACTCCTGATTGGCAACTTGTACCAATGTCGGTCTAAGGATAAAGCATGGCTTTCGTTGTCAAAGATAGAGTAAAAGAAACTACCACGACGGCTGGTACGGGAACCGTTACCCTTTTAGGTGCGTCCACTGGGTTTCAGTCCTTTTCTGCAATTGGCAACGCCAACAACACTTATTACTGTATAGCTGGTCAAACTGGCTCAGAGTGGGAAGTTGGTATTGGCACATATACCTCGTCTGGCACGACGCTTTCCAGAGATACCGTTCTTGCTTCATCAAGCAGTGGGGCTAAAGTAAGTTTCTCTGCTGGCACTAAAGACGTATTTGTAACTTATCCTGCGGGGTATGCGGCTTTCGCTAACGGTAACGGTGCGGTCTTTGAGAACTACACCACGATCACTGGAACGTACACGATGACTTCCGGTAAAAATGGGTTCAGTGTGGGGCCGATTACTGTCTCGTCCGGGTCTTCGTTTACCGTTCCGAGTGGGCAACGCTGGGTTGTCGTTTAAGGAAAAACTATGGCAATTAATCCAACCCCTTTATTAGGACTTGCCTTACCAGATCAAGGTGAGTGGGCAGGGACGTGGGGTACTAATACCAACAACCAAATTACATCGTTGCTTGATACCGCTATTGCGGGGACGACTACTTTAAGTACTAATGCTGACGTTACGTTGTCATCAACAAACTATGTAGCAAACCAAGCTAGATCCATAATTATTAATTGGACTGCGGCTAACACGGTACTTCGGACTATTACAGCACCGGCCCAAAGTAAAACGTATGTTGTCTTTAATAACTCCACGGGTTCCCCGGCAGCTAACATTAAAATTGTAGGGGCTGGCCCCACTACGGGCGTGACCATTCAGCCGGGAACAAGTGCAATTGTTGCTTGGAACGGTTCTGACTTTGTTAATGTTTCTGAGGGTTTACCTTCTCAAACAGGCAACGCTGGTAAGTATTTGACAACGGATGGATCGACAGCCAGTTGGTCTGCCACGGGTGCTGCGGCTAACGGTAGCATATACATCAATAACCAAGTAGTATCAAGCAATTACACGATTGCTTCTGGCACAAACGGATTTTCCGTAGGGCCAATAACGGTTAACAGCGGAGTTGCTGTAACTGTTTCTTCCGGTCAACGTTGGGTTGTTATTTGAGGGTAAAACATGAGTACTATTTCAGCAGGTACTTCATCCGGCACCGCGCTAGTCAGCACGGGGGACACTTCTGGGAATTTGGAATTACAGTCATCAGGAGTTACTAAACTTACTGTTGGATCGAGCGGAGTCACATTGGCTTCGGCGCTTCCTGTTGCTTCAGGGGGTACAGGCGCTACTTCTCTTACAGCTAATAATGTTTTGTTGGGGAATGGCACCTCACAAGTTCAGCTTGTAGCACCGGGTTCAAACGGAAATATTCTGACGAGTAATGGTACGACGTGGGCGAGTACCGCCCCTGCTGGTGCTGGGTGGAGTTTGATCAGTACCACAACAATATCTGGTTCCGCAACAACGTTAGATATTAGCAGCGGGTTCAGTTCAACTTACGATGATTATGTTATTTTAATTGATGGATTAACTTATAACACTGGCAATGCGTTTGATATTAGAACGGCCTACGGCGGGTCTTTTCTTACAGCAAGTTACATTCAGCAATATACGACTTTCTCAAGTGGGACTTCTGCTCAAATAGGTGCTGGGCAAGACAGAATTTATTTAACATCAATGAGTTCAACATACCCGTCTTTTTTAAGCGGTATGGTCTGGATTATGAATAGAAACAGCGCAAACTATAGATCGTCTATTGTTTTTAATGTATATCAACTTGACGGTAGTTCTCCCTACAGCAATCTAATTACAGTAATAGGTTCTGGGGGTAATACCGCTGCTGCGGCGGCGCTGTCTGGGATTAGGTTTTTCGCCACTACTACTAATTCAATGCAAACCGGCACTTTCAGACTTTATGGGGTTCAGAAATGACGTACATAATCTGCGATAACGGTGTAAATCGAGAAGCTACTCCAGACGAAGCTCAACAATTTGAGGCGGACAAACAGGCTAATTTAGTCCGTCGTCAAGTTATTGCTCGTTTACAACGCGATCAACTTCTCGCAGCTACTGATTGGACTCAAGCTAAAGATATTCCAGACGCAGTGTCTTCTAAATACGCAGCATATCGCCAAGCCTTGCGCGATGTACCACAGCAATCAGGCTTCCCCCAAAATATTGTTTGGCCTGTTAAACCGGAGTAAATCATGCCCGTAACAATTGATGGAACCAGTGGAATAACGACACCTGCCATTAGTGG